TGGCTCCCCCAACAGGTTAATGCGTTATGTACAGTATGATCAAATGGATAACGATTTAGAAATAAATGCGGCACTGGATATTCTCGCAGAGTTTTCCACACAAGACGATCACACCACAGAAAATCCTTTCACTTTTGCATTCAATGAAGACCCCAGTGAAACTGAAATGAAGATTCTCAGTAAAACACTAGATCAGTGGTGCAATTTAAATGACTTTAGAAGAAGAGCATTTAAGATGTTCCGCAGTACACTAAAGTACGGCGATCAATTTTTTATCAGAGACCCAGAAACTTACAAACTGTTTTGGACTGATCCTGCAAATGTTGAAAAAGTCATTGTGAACGAAAGCAAAGGCAAAAAAATTGAAACATATTTTATTAAAAATTTAGAAGCAAATTTTGAACAATTAGCCGCAACATCAGCCGCGGCAATTCATACCAGACCATATGGTGCAGGCGGCGGCATGTTAGCAGGCGGCAATATTGGCGCCCAAGCAGGTAACTATAAGTTACAAAACGATCCAAGTCAAGGGGCAAGTCAAGGCTTGCCTGTGGATGCACAACATGTGGTGCATGTTAGTTTAACAGAGGGCATGGATCACAACTGGCCCTTTGGTATCAGTATACTAGAGCCAGTATTCAAAGTTTTCAAACAAAAAGAATTATTAGAAGATTCAATTATTATTTACAGGGTGCATAGAGCACCTGAAAGACGTGTGTTCTTTATTGACGTTGGCAACATGCCTCCGCATAAAGCACAGCAGTATTTAGAAAAAGTGAAATACGAAGTGCAACAAAAGCGTGTGCCTAATAAAAACAAAAACGGCGCTAACGTTGCTGATGCCGCATATAATCCAATGAGTATGTTGGAAGATTATTTCTTTGCACAAACAGCAGACGGCAGAGGTTCAAAAGTAGACACACTACCTGGCGGTACAAATTTAGGCGAGATTGACGATTTAAAATATTTTAATAACAAACTTTTGCGAGGTCTCAGAGTCCCTAGTTCTTATCTGCCTACCGGACCAGATGACGGCACAGCACAATACAATGATGGCAAAGTGGGTGTAGCATATATCCAAGAACATCAGTTTGCAAAATATTGTCAGCGATTACAAAAACAAATTATTAGAAACTTAGATAAAGAGTTTAAAATGTACCTTTCGTTCAAAGGTGTAGAAATTGATAACAGCACATTCAACATTGAGTTTACAGAACCACAGAACTTTAGCAGTTATCGAGAATTAGACATGGATACACAGCGGGCTCAACTGTTTACCAGTTTAGAAGCAGTTCCTTACTTGTCACAGCAGTTTAAACTTAAAAAGTATTTGGGTCTAACAGAAGAAGAAATGAAAGACAATGAGCATTATTGGAAGCAAGAAAACAAGTATAATGCAGAAAATGCTGAAGTTCAGAATATTGGACTTAGAAATGTAGGAATTAGACCTGGTCCGAGTGCAGATTTAGACATAAACACTCCGGTAGATGATATCCCTGATCCAGAAGCGGATGTTGCAACACCTGATGTTACACAAATGTCACCAGACACTCCACCTGGTACAGCAGGAGTAGAATAATGAGATTAAATGAGTTTTATTCTCCAGAAAACGACAGATCAGCAAAGCGTGATTTTGACGACACACGAAAAGCAAAGTTAACTCTGGAAACTCTTAACAAATTACGAAAATACAGAGAGCTTAAAAAGCGAGAAAACTTAGAGCAAGCAGAATTTGCTTCTATTATGTATGCTAAACAGCAACAAGAAGCAGATGCTGGCGGCTTTTAATGAAAATCGCAGTCGCTGGTTGTAGCTGGAGTTGTCGAGATTTAGGTTTTCCTGATATAGAGTTCGGAAAACTAATCAGCGACTATTACGACAGCGAGTATGTAAACATTGGTAAACCTGCTTGCAGTAATGCAGGCATTGCAATGCAACTAGACTACATCTGTAACGGTGGCATTGGCGAAAAGCCAGATCTTGTCATAATAAATGCTACCACAGTGACTCGTTCTGAGTTAAAACTTAACAGTAAAAACCGTTTTGATCCAGCAAAATCCTGGGACAATGTTGCATACAACATGTTACTAGGAGAAAAATTTAGGGACGAGCATGCTCCCGGATTTGACAAAGGTTATGATCCCACTATTGTTGTAGACAGTTTTGCTACTATATTCGGTGAAGATATGAGCAAAAAGCTAGGTGATGGACACTTTCACGACAGGTATAGTGATGCATTTACGCCTAAATCATATGAAATCTATAAGCAATGGTTTTTGTACTTTTTTGATGCAGATTTAGAACGATACAAACAGCAGTTAATTTTACTAGGATCGATGTTTAAATTAACATCTAAAGGTATACCTTTTATTTTTTGCCCTAACACGTTTGATTGGGGAGAAGACTTATTTTTGGATACCCGTAAAAAAGAACAACAAGAATATCCAATAAAACCAGTTGAATGGACAATGTTGCCCAGTGAAAATTTGTTGTATTCCGGAATAGCAGAATCGTTATACCTAGCAGAACAAGTGTACGGTACCTGGGAAAAAAGCCCCGGGCATTATTTAGATAATCATTTGCCAGTCGAGTGTCATATGGATTTTGCCCAAAAGGTTATAACCCATATTAATCAACACAATTTAGCTAAATAAAAGCAACTACAAACAAACTTCAGATAAAAAACACGCCAAAAAAGCCTGTTTTTTCCACAAAAACACATCTTTTAATAAGTAAACATACATTATATTATGTATACATCCAATAGTGGGTGTGTACTTATATCATTATAAATAAACTTTTATAATTTTTAGGAGCTCATAATGTCAGAACGCAGTAAACTAGAACAAGTTTTAGAATTCCTACTTGCGGAAGATAACGAGCGTGCCGAAGAGCTACTTCACGAATATGTCGTCGAAACTGCTCGAGCAGAGTACGAACGTATCTTAGATGAAGATGAAGTAGTGGAAGAAGAAACAGACGAAGATGCAGTGGAAGAATCCGAAGAATCAGACGAGGAAGCAGTTGAAGAAGCTGAAGAATCAGATGAGGAAGCAGTTGAAGAAACCATTGATCAAGCAGACCCAGAAGCATCCTTTGTTTCAGATGTAGAAGAAGCAGACGATGACATCGAGTCCGACATGGTCGGAGAAGTAGACGATGACGAAGGCGAAGGCGAAGGCGAAGAAGAAGAGTTAGAAGACAAAGTCGACGAACTTGAATCAGAGCTAGAAGACCTACGTGCAGAGTTTGAAAAACTTCTTGCAGACGAAGAAGGCGGCGACGATGACATGGAAATGGAACCAGAAATGGACGACATGGAAATGGAACCAGAGATGGAAGAAGAGTCTGTTGAATATGATTTAGACGAAGAAGTCGAAGATGACGACGAAGTTGTTGAAGAAGCAACTAAGATGTCTGACAGTGTTGCAGAACCAAAAGGTGGCGACGCAGACAACAACGAATCACCATTCAGCAAAAAGCCAAAGGCAACTACAGTAAGCGGCGCTGGTACTCCAGTTAAAGCCAAAGACGGTGGCGAAGGTAATCACGGTGAAGGTGCAAAAGACCATACACCAACCGACAACATCAAAGTAGAGCCAAAAAAGGCGTAATTGCTTTTTTCTAGGAGTTTTTAACGGTGCGTAAGTTATACGAATACATGAGTCCGGAACAGAGTAGAATCGAGTTACTCGAATCTAACGATGGGAAAGACTTATTCATGCAAGGATTGTTTATCCAAGGCGATGTAAAAAATCAAAATGGAAGAGTATATCCGAAAGATGAAATTCAACGTGCTGTTGAAAACGTCACTAGTAGACTACAAAAAGGCGAAACTGTGATGGGAGAGTTAGATCATCCCGAAGAATTACAGATTAACCTGGACAGAGTGAGTCATATCATCACAGAAATGCAATGCGATGGCTCAAACGGATTAGGAAAGTTAAAAATTATCGATACACCTATGGGGAATATTGCAAGAGCTTTGTTAAAAGCAGGCGCAAAACTTGGCGTATCAAGTAGAGGGAGCGGTAACGTTAACGAAAGCGGGAAAGTATCCGATTTTGATATTGTTACTGTAGATATAGTTGCCCAACCAAGTGCCCCAGATGCTTATCCAAAGACTATATATGAGTCTTTGTTTAACATGAGAGGCGGTAGCATTTTATATGACATCGCACAAGACTATACACAAAACAAAAATGTAGAAAAACATTTAAGTAAACAGATCATTAATTTTATTAATGAATTAAAATTGAGGTAGGAGACTACTATGGCAGTAAATTTTGAAGACCTTATCGAGTCTAGCGATATTAACGAAGAAGTTCGTACAAGTATCGTTGAGGCCTGGGAAAGTCGTCTTGCCGAAGCCAGAGAGGAACTCACCGCAGAATTAAGAGAAGAGTTTGCTCAGAGATATGAGCACGACAAAGGCTTAATTGTAGAAGCAGTTGACGGGTTTATCAAAGAGCGAGTAGAAGCAGAAATTGCAGAACTTGCCGAAGATAAAGCTAAACTAGCTGAAGAAAGAGTTGCTTATAAAAAGGCAGTCAGCGAACATGCTAAAAAATTAGAACAGTTTGTAGCTGGACAACTTGCCAAAGAAGTCAACGAGTTAAGAGCAGACAGAACTAACGTTCAAAGTCATGTTTCTAAACTTGATGATTTTGTAGTTGAACAGTTAGCAAGTGAACTCAAAGAGTTCCACGCAGACAAACAGGCTCTAGTTGAGCAAAGAGTGAAGATGATTTCTGAAGGCAAAAAACAGCTTGCAGAATCTAAAGCAGACTTCATTAAGAAAGCCGCTGACAAAGTTGAAACAGTTGTTAACAAGATCGTAAAAGAGAATGTTGCACAATTTAGAGACGATATCACAGCCGCAAGAGAAAACGATTTCGGTCGTAGAATATTTGAATCATTTGCAAATGAGTATAGATCAAGTTATTTGAACGAAAGCTCAGCAGTAAAAGATTTACAAAAAGAAATTGCTAAAGTCAAACAAGAACTAGCAGAAAGTAATGCAGTTGCAGAAGCTAAAGCAGAAGCAGTTGCACTAACAGAAAGCAAGTTAAGAGTAGCAGAAGACAGATATTCTCGTAAAGAGAAGATGGACGAGTTACTCAAGCCTTTAGCTAAAGGAAAGAAAGAGATTATGGTGGACCTTCTTGAAAGTGTTAAAACAGAAAACTTAGAGAAGCAATTTAATAAGTATCTTCCAAGCGTGTTAGACGGCGAAACACTCAAAGAAGATCGTAAACCATTAACTGAATCAGTGACAAAAGAGCACACTGGTAACAAAGATGTTCAGCCTTCAACTGAAGATGAACAGGGTATCGTTGAAATTAACGAAATCCGTAAATTAGCCGGACTTTCAAATTAGGAGATAAGAAATGGCAGAATTATTTGAAAGCAATTGGTCAGCAACTAAGGATGCACTACTTGAGGGTTTAAGTGGTTCAAGAAAAAGCACACTTGACGTGGTCCTTGAAAATAGCAAAAGATATCTTCAGGAATCAGCATCGGCAGGTGCAACACAGGCTGGCAACATTGCTACATTAAACAAGGTAATGCTACCTTTGATCAGAAGGGTTATGCCTTCCGTGATCGCAAACGAGCTTGTTGGTGTTCAACCAATGAGCGGTCCAGTAGGACAAATTCACACTCTAAGAGTGAGATATGCTGACAGTGCGTCTGGCGTTAACCCAGGTGACGAGGCATTAAGCCCATTCAAGATTGCGAATCAGTATTCAGGTAACCCAGATGCTACTGCAACAGCAGAAGGCACTGCAGGTAACAAGATGAGCATTCAGATCTTGAAGCAAACTGTTGAAGCGAAGACAAGACGTCTATCAGCAAGATGGACATTTGAATCTGCACAAGATGCAGAAGCAATGCACGGTCTTGACGTTGAAGCAGAAATTATGCAAGCATTAGCACAAGAAATCGTAGTTGAAATCGACCAAGAAATTATCGGTTCACTAAGAACTCTTGCTGGCGCAGGCACAACACTTGACTTCGGTGCAATTAGCAGTGACTACACTCCAACATACGTTGGTGATAGACATGCGCTATTAGCAATCGAGATCAACAGAGCGGCGAACAGAATCGCGGCTAGAACAAGAAGAGGCGCAGGTAACTACATTGTTGTTTCACCAGAAGCATTAACAATTCTACAATCTGCATCTACTTCAACTTTTGCAAGAACAACAGAAGGTTCTTTTGAAGCACCTACTAACACTAAACTTGCTGGTGTCCTAAACGGCTCCATCAAAGTGTTTGTTGATTCTTATGCGGCTGACGGTACTAAAGTACTTGTTGGTTACAAAGGTTCAAGCGAAACTGACGCTCCTGCGTTCTACTGCCCATACATTCCATTAATGAGCACAGGCCCAGTAATGGATCCAAACAGTTTTGAGCCAGTAGTAAGCTTCATGACCAGATATGGTTACATTGAACTTACAAACACTGCTTCATCTCTTGGTAATGCGGCAGACTACGTTGATGCTATCACATTAGCAAACGTAGCATTCCAGTAAGATTTAGTAACTTACTAGATAAAGAGAGCACCACCTCCGGGTGGTGCTTTTTTTTGACTTTTGCAATGAAAAGATAAATACAACATATAATAAAGTTGAACTTTAGGCGAGATATATGACAAACAAAACAAATTTCAGTCCCGACGGTAATCTATTTGTAAAAGGCGGCTTAACAGCAGAAAGTTTCCTAGATATTGCCGGAGATACTACCCTCGGTGGTAATGCTACAATAAGCGGTGATTTGTCTATAACAGGATCGTTAACAGCAAGCGGTAATATCACATTTTTGAACGATACCCAAACTGTTAATAGAGCAGACGGATACGTTATAAACAGTGACAGCGATGTGCCTGTTGCATACTTACAATTAAATTCAGATGTTAGCAACATAAGATTAACATACGACACCAATTCAATGACTTTGGGTTACGCTGGTATAACAGATGGCGTGACTATAAATGCTAACACAGTAGCAGTATCCACAGACTTAACTGTTGGCGGAACAGTCACAGTGACCGGGGAAACAACTTTATTGTCCAACGCAAATATTGCGGCAAATGTTGAGATTCAAGATGAATTAAACATCGGCGGTGATATCATAATGGCAAATACTGCACAAACAATTACACTCGCCAGTAATGTGTTGAGCAGTTCGAGATTTACAGGTGTAGCCAATACAGCAGATAGATGGCACACCACAAGAAATATAAATGTTAGTTTAGCTGGCGATGTTGTCGGTGCGGCAGATTTTGACATAGACGGCTCAGGCAACATGGCAGTAGTAATTAATGCTACCACAGTACAACCGGATGCGGTTGCACTTGGCGACGATACTACTGGTGTCTATGTTGCAACTTTAGGTAATACAGGCAACATTTTTGTTACCAACGGCAATGCAAATGTCGAAGGTGCAGATTACACTATCGATTTAGTTGACCATGCAGGTGCAACACCAGGATCATACGGTAATGCTACGCATCATACTACCTTTGATTTAGACAGTAAAGGTCGAGTCAGCAATGTTGGCGGCATTTCTGCAAATATTTCAAGCAGTCAAGTTTATAACTTCCAATCAAGTGTGAGAGGAGATGTTAGTGCAAGTACAGGACTAACTTATAACAGTAGCACTGGTGTGTTTAATATAACCAATACTGGTGTTACAGCAGATTCATATGGCAATGCAACAACAATACCAACGTTCACAGTTAATGCACAAGGACAATTAACAGCGGCGGCTGATGTAAGTATAGCAATCCCAAGTTCACAAGTAACAGATTTTAACAGTAGCATTAGCAATTATATTTCAAACGGAACTTATGTAACAGAAAGTGCAGGTACGTTAGATGTAACATCAGCAGTTGTGGCAATAGACAGAGATGCCACTCTTGCAGGAGATTATACATTCACAGGCAATGTAGACTTTAGTGGCGCAACTGTTACAGACGCCAATGTTGCACATTTGGGCGGCACAGAAACATTTACTGGTGATAAAACTTTTACTGGAACAGTTGATATAGTTGGCGATTTAGTTATTGCTAACACCAGTGTCACAGCAGGTAAAACTGTTGACCTCACTGGAGCAACAGTTATTGCAGACACACAGTTGCAGTCAGAGAATTCTACAAAAATTGCTACTACTCAATATGTTAGAACAGCAATTTCTGATCTAATAGGAGATGCGCCAGGGGCACTAGACACCTTAGGCGAAATTGCAAATGCATTAATAGACGATTCAAACATCGGTAATGTGTTAACAAACAGTATCGCCGCTACAAACGCTAATGCAATATTCAAGCAAGGCAATGTTGCAATGGTAGGCGATTTGGACTTAGGCACAAACAAGATTTTAAATGTGGTTGACCCCACTACAGCACAAGACGCCGCAACAAAGAACTATGTGGATGCGGCAAACTCCAACATGCAAGCATATGTTAATACAGCAAATGCTAACATGCAGTTATATTCAGATACAAACAAGGTAGATAAGGATCTAGAAATAGCCGCATCCTACTCATTTGTGTTAGGCACCAAGCTGGCTAATGGACAAATTGTTTCTGCTAATTCCAGCAGTTTAGCAAATCCTAACAGTGCAAACAATGCACTCACTTTTAACAATGTCGACGATACACAAAACATTTTTATTAACACGTTGAAGTATGGTCATTCATATGCTGTGTTACATCAAGGCGAGCAAACTGTTAGTGGAAAAATTTCCACACTAGTTGGTGACGGAACCACAATGACAGTCACAACGCCTGTAGATCATCGAGTCACAGCCGGTGAAAAATATTTGATACAAAACACCTCCGACCCTGCTAGTCATGGCGAGTACGATGTAGATTCTGTAATAGACAGTACCACATTTACTGTGTTGAGCAGTTTTAACGGCACTGCTACTGGTAATGCAGACGGCAATGCAAACACACGTGATTATTACGATACAAACCCAACAGCAGACAATCAACTCAGAGCGGGTAATCTGTTTGTTACAGGCACAATGACCTTCTTGCATGGCGAGGATAGAGATGCAAATTCTCCTGGAAACCAACGAGGTGCAGGTAGACTATATTCTAGAAGTGATATAGGTCACTTCAAGTCTGGTAATGCAACTGTTGCCGCTACGCAGAACTTTTCTTCAAATGTTAACACATTATTCTACAAAGATGCAATAGGACCAGTTCAAGGACCAAGTTCTACTTCTTTGATGGGTATACAAGGATCAAACATTTTTGTGTTGACCGGTCAAACTGACACCGTTGAAACATATCTCGGTAGTGAAACAACCGGAACATTAAACGCTGTGCCAACATATGCTAATGTTAATGTTGGTGTTGAGAGAGCACATTTCCAAAACTTTGGTAAGAGCACGTTCTTTATTGGAGATTTTGACAATGTATCGACATACACCAATGTGTATGACTTAAATTCTAATGCAATTTATACCACTGGACAACGTCCGTTAGAAAGACTCACAGTAGATGGTGCTATCAGTTTAGGTGCTAGACACACACCAGCAAACTTGTTGGTTAACGGTACGATATTCTACGATGCAACCACAAACAAGTTAAAAGGTGTTCAGGCCAACGCTGTTGTTGATCTCATAGATGCAATGGTGACAACACTTAATACTGGTGACGGATCTGGTGATTACAGATTAATCAGCTTGTCAGGCAACACTTATTACGCACATCAGTTGAGCGTAGGAACAGGAATCACAAACAGCATAAATTCTGCTAATGTGATTGCTATAGAATTAGATAACAACCATGTGACATCGGTTGCAAGAGAGGCCATTAGTTCAGGCACTGCCAATATTGGTTATAACAATACTACTGGTATTATAACGCAGACTTTAACAACAGATGATATATCTGAAGGCAACAATTTATATTACACTGATGAAAGAGTAGATGACAGAGTTGCAAATT